TTAGCTAAACCAGAACCTAAGGAGGAAGTATAACATGGCAGTATTACCGTTTTTAATTGGTGCATTAGGTGCAAGAAATAGAATTGCTGATGATCAAGATGAATTAGCAGGTACAATTATAGATACAGTATCCAGTAATTACTTTGCAGAATCTAGTGCTAATAAAAATAAAATTAAAGCTCAGGGTAAAGTCTATGATCAACTAACTACTATGTATCCAGTGCAAGTAGTTGAAGCATTTGGTCATGCAGGTTTAATTACTGATAATATGAAAGAAACATTAAGTATAATTCAAAACACAGTAAAACCTGAAGCAATAGAAAATTTAAAAAATTTAAAACCTGAAGATCTTAAATTTGTATTTAAAAATAATAACTCAGCTATGGTTGAAGCAACATCTTCAAAAGAAAATACTGTTGCTAGTAATTTAAATAGAGGTCAACTTAAAAATTTATCTGATTTATATTTTGGTAATGAGCTTAAAACAGGTGCATTAGATACTACTAGAAAGTTTTTATTTGGCGGGCCAGTTATAAAACAAGGAGACGTAGCTCCAGCTATGTTACAATTAGAAAAAGAAACAGATAAGATTCAACCTGATTTAGAAAAACCTGATGATAATATATTAGAAGCATTTGCTAATGTACCTGGTGGTCCTCTAATTACAGCAGGTAGTGGCTCAGATACGGGTGTAAGTGCTTCAGAATTTAGAATAAGATTTAATTCAACTGTTGATAATACCATGACTAGTTTAGGTTTAGATGGAAAATATACTAGAGATGTAAATGGGAATATAGCTACTAGTGACTTTACTGACTTGGAAGGGTCAAAATTTGCATATGTTACTGATTTAGTAAATGCAACTTTTAATTCACCTGGTTTTGATTTTAATCAATTTGGTGGGCTATCAGCAAGCGTTGCTAATATAGTTAAAAATAATGATCGATTAATTAGTAACTCATTAAAGAAATTTAAAATGTCACCAACTTCTATAATGCCAATAATTGACAAAGAAGTTGATGGTAAAAAAACACAACAATTTAATCAGAGTGGTTATGATCAATTTACTGCAATGAATGCTGAATTAATAGCAAGATTCTTAAATAGTAAATCTTTAGCGTATAGAGAATATGTAATTTCTAATTTTGGATTTAGACAATATTGGGATAAACTTCTTGAAGATGCAATCCCTGCGGATTAATTATGTCTAGTGAAAATTTTGATGCAACAACACAATCTAATGAGGTTAGATCTTTTTCGGAAGAAGAAATAAAAAATTTCTTTAAGAAAAGATTTGGAGAGATTAAAGCTACACCACCATCTAATGTAAAACTTGTGGATAAAGATGATGATGGTAATAGTAAATATGTGTTTGATAAAGATGCAGAGAATAGCATTTATAAAGATCAACAATTAATTGATACTGCTAGAGCTTACTACTATGAAAGAGACGGTTTAAATTTTAAAACAGATGGGGGTGTTGTTGATAAGTTTATAAATGATAGAACTTGGAAACAGGCAAATACTTATAGTATTGGTAAAGAATTAATTTATGCAACATCTGAAAGTGTTAGTGATGACCAGAAAAGAAGATTAGCATATCTAACAGATTATTGGGATGCTCTTCCTAATTTTTATGAAGCTGGTGGTAGAGGTTATATTGATGGTATTATATCAAACTTCGTTAAAGGTATTGTTGATCCTACAAATTTAATTGGTCCTGGTGTAGCAAAAGCTACAATTGGAACAGCTGTATCACAAGCTGCAAAAAAAGGTGTAGATATAACTACTAAATCTGTATTAAGAAAATCTATAGCTTATGGAACAGGTGCTATGTTTGCAACTGATGCAGCAGTAGGTGCTAGTGTTGATTTAGCAATACAAGCAACTGAAAAAGAATTACAATTAAGAAATACTTACGATCCAAAAAGAATGTTTACATCAGCTATCATTCAAGGTGGTGTAGGTATTCTACCAGGACTACCTTATACATATGGTGCTGCAAAAACAAAAATTGAAGAAGCTGGTATAAAAAAATTTTTAGATAAAGCTGCACAATTTGCATTTGATTATGCACACCCTTTAAAAGAATTAAATAATAGACTGTATGGTGTAAAAGCTAACATAGAGGGATATAAAGTTAAAGGAAAAGAAATTGATAAACTACTAAAAGATTATGCTGGTGATAATCCTGATAACTCTTTAAGTACAAAAATAAATAAGTATTTTAAATTAGACAATAGTGATTTAAGTGGTGGTGCAGGATTAGCTTTATCAAAAAAAGAAATTAGATTACTATCAGGTAAAGGTAAAGATACAAATTACTTATCTCACAGAGATCCTGGAGACTATGGTTATGTTTTGCTTAGACAACTTGCAGCTACATTTGCAAAAGCAGAATCAGCTATAGTAGAAACTGGAAAAGTAACTTTACCTGTAACAGCATCTAGAAATTCAGTTGGTAAAGATTTAGGTATAGTTGTAAAGGGTGGTATGGAAGCCACAGATACTAAGCCCTTATTAAAAATATACGAATCAATTTCAGATTTAAAACTAGTTCCACAGTTTAATAATTACATTCAAGCGAGACGTTCACAAATATTAAATAATAGAGGTATTAAAACCTCTATGTCTAAACAAGATATTGAAAAAGCAATTGGTGAATATAATAAATTAAATTCAAATCAAAAACCATTATTTGATCAAGGTATAATAGAATTAAGGCAGTTTAGTAAAACTATGCTTGAATTACATAGAAGGGTTGGTATTATTTCTGATAAAGAATTTAATGCAATATTAAGAGCAAATCCTATCTATGCACCATTCTACACTAAAACACTTGATGCCACAATTAAAGATTTACAAGTGCTGGCAAAAATAAAAGAAGGTAGAACACCTACGGCAATAACTGGTAAAGAACCTGCACCTACAAAAGGTGGAGTTAAAGGTCCTGTAAAATTTGAAATAACAGGTAGTGATAAAGAAGTTTTACCATTGCATGAAGCATTTATGAAATATACTTTCTATGCCTACCAGGCATCAGAAAGAAACTTAGCTAAGTTAAGAGTATATGACGAAATTAATGAAGCTGTAGGTAGAGGTATATTTGAAGCAGGTGAAATAATTAGACCTGTAAAAAGAGTTGAGTTTGCAAAAGTATTAAAAAAACCTTTAATAAAAGCTATTGAAGAAGAGGCAGCTACTAGAGGTATAAAATTTAGTAAGAGATTAAGTTCAGAATTATTTGAAGGTGAAGATGCTATAAAAGTTATGTCACTTAAAAATAATTTTAAATTAGATGATGGTAGAATTATAGATTTAGTTTATAAAAATGGAAAACTAAAAGCATATGAAATAGTAAAACCTGAATATGTAGATATGTTTAAATCTATAGGTGGTGTTACAGCTACATATATGAATAAGTTTGGTAATGAATTTTTAAATAAACTTATTCGTGGTGGTAATTTTAGAGGTAATACTAAAACAGGTAAAACTGCAATAGCAATACGAGAAGTATCAAGAGCTTTTCCTAATTTTATTACACATAGTCCACCTTTTATTGCATTCAATGGTATTAGGGACACATTATCAGGCAGTGTAAATAGTGCATTTGGTTTTAATGCTTTAGGATTTTTTCCTGGATTAGATACTGCAATTGGATTAGGTAAAGGTTTTAATCCAACTAAAGCTATAGCAAAAGAATTACTTGGAACATTAAATCCAAAAGATCCTAACTTTTTAAAATTAATTCGTGGATTTAAAAATGCATTTCAAGTAAGTGATTATTACAGAAGAATGTTAAATGCAGGTGGTGGTTTTTCTGGTAGAAGAGATACAGAAAGATTATTAAGTAATTTAAATAGAAAAATAAAAAATGCAGATATTACTGCAAAAGATAAAAGTGCATATCAAAAATCTATTAATGGACTAAGAGAAATATTTTATTTTGGTGCTGATTTAGTTAAAGGTTATGGTCAGTTAGTTAATAGGGTAGAATATGCATCTAGACTAGGTGAATTTAATTTAGCTAAAAAAGCAGGAATGAGTGATAGAGTAGCTTCTTTCGCTGGTAGAGAAATATCAACTGATTTTGGAATGCATGGTGCAAGCGTGGGATTAAATGCTTATAATAGAGTTACTATGTTTTTTCAAGCTAGTTTAAATGGATTTTATAGAGGAATATTAAGAAGACCTTTTGAAAGTCCAGGTAAATACGCTGCAGGTGTAGCAGCTACAGTTGTTGTTCCTGAATTAGTATTTTGGACACTTGCTAATGAAACTCCAGAGTATCAAGAATTAAGTGAAGATATAAAATTATTACACTATACAATACCTGTATATATGGAAGATCAAACAGATGGATCCCATCTTAGACTAATGCCTGATGGTAGCAGACAAAGAAAAATAAAACATTTTTTATTAATTCCAAAACCATATGACTTAGGTGCATTTGCAAATATATTTAGAGGTATTGCAGAAGGTGTACAAGAAGGTAATCCTCAAATAATAGTTCAATACTTCTTTGCATCTATTGCAAAAGTATTTCCAGGATTAGTTAAGCCTACACTATTATCACCTGTTATAGACTTATATATAAATAAAAATTATAAAAATAATCAAATCATACCATATTATAAAAGTAAAGGATTATTTAGAGATTCAATGGTTAATAGTAACACAAGGCCATCGGCTATTAAACTTGCAGGTTTTATAAATGAAATGTATAACTCAGCAGATTCATCTGTATTTTCTGATACAGGTGTTAGCCCACTAACAATAGATTATTTAATAAATAATTACTTCGTAGGACTTTTACAATTTGCACCTGATATATCAGATGCTAAATTAGCTTGGGATGATAAAGCATATGGTCCAATGCCAGAAAAAAGAATTGATGAAAATGATGTAGTTAATAATATATTTTCTATTATAACTAGAAGATTTGTAGCAAAAGCAACACCTACTAAATTTAGTGAAAATGTTTCATTAATATATACATTAAAAGCTAAAGCAGAAAAAATTACTTTAGATAAAAATAATGCATCAACTAATCTTATAAAAATTGCAAGAGATGGTGGAATAGATGTAGATAAACTTAAAGATGAAAGAGTACAGGATGCTGAGAGAGCATTACCAATGTTAACAACTGCAATACAAACAATTCAAGATTTAAGAGAATTAAGAGAAAGTGTTAAATTTAAAAAATTTGATTCTAATGGAGTGCCTTTAACAGCAGAAAGAAAATTAGAACTAATGGACAATTATAAAACACAAGAAAATCAATTAGCATTTAATGTATTAAAAGATATTAAAGAACTTAAAGATCCTACATTCTTTGTTAATTATTTCGGCACAAAAACTTACAAAGAATATAATAAAAAGAATATTAAAACTAGAAAAATACAAAAAGTATTTGGAGATATTCAAACAAAGATATTTAATTAGTTATGGCTAAGCAACCCAAAACAACTAGTGAACACTTAATATCCATTTACGGATATATAACAGGGTTGAAAAGAGATATCAACACAATAAAAAATAACCACCTCAAACACTTGCACCAAGACGTAGAATCCTTACATAGTAAAATAGATAAACTATTATATATTATTGTAGGTGGTCTAGGTGCTACAATATTAACACTATTAGGACTATTTATATAATGGACAAAAGACAAATAACTGATACAATAGTAATACATTGTACACAAACTCCTGCAGATATGGATGTTGATGTAGCTAAAGTTACAGAGTGGCATACACAAAGAGGATTTGATACAATAGGATATCACTATTTAATTAAAAGAGATGGCACATTACAAACAGGTAGAGATGAAGATCTTGTAGGTGCACATGCAGTCGCAGTTAATGGTACATCAATAGGTATAGCATTAGCTGGCGGTGGCACAGCTGATATGGGTTGGGAGAATAACTTTACACCTGTACAGTTTGATACATTAAAAAGTATCATATTAAAATTAAAAGACAAATACGACATAGAAAAAATTATAGGTCACTATCAGGTAGAGGCATCTAAAGAATGTCCTTCATTTGATGTGCCAGGATGGTTAATAAAAAATGGCGTGGTTTAGTTTATTAAAGATGGGCATCCAAGCAGGAAGCCACATTTATAAAAAAAGACAAGAAACTAAGATGGCTATGGCTGATGCACAGCATATGCATGCAGCTAAGATGGCCCGTGGTGAGGAGGCTTACCAGGGTAAACTCTTAGAAGCTAGACAATCTGACTGGAAAGACGAAGCGGTCCTTATTATATTGTCAGCTCCAATAGCTGTACTTGCATGGGCAGTCGTAAGTGACGACCCCGAAGCGATGGACAAAGTAAAATTATTTTTTGAATACTTCTCGGCACTTCCAAGTTGGTTTACCAACCTGTGGATTCTTGTCGTAGCTAGTATTTATGGTATAAAAGGTACACAGATTTTCCGTAACGGAAAAAAATAATGTCTAAATCAGAATACCAGGATCTCATAGCTGAGTATAAAGAGCAGATCAGAATCTTAAAACAAGAGGTTGCTGAACTACAAGATGCTGGTAAATCTAAAGATTCTGCTAATAAAAGAACATTACAGAAACTAGAAAATGTTACAGATGATTTAGAGAAAGCACAAGAAGAAATTAAAAAATTAACCCAACAACTAGAGGAAAAACCCTATGAAGAAGATAATACAAAAGATAAAGGATCTTTGGAATAAATTTATTAACTGGTACTCATCAGGCTTTAATAAATAATATGGCGATACGAATTTTAATTATAGCCTTGGTGTGCCTATATAGCACTATATTATTTGCTGATACTACACAGAACAACACAAGCGGATCTAATACTTCGATAACAGGTGGCTATACAAATGCTACAACGTATGAATCAGGTAGTTCATCTAGTTCTACAACAACAAACAATTCTACATCGAATATAAGATCAGCACCCCCAACAGCTTCAGCCCCTAATGTAGGTGCAGGTGGTATGGATATTTGTGCTGTAGGTGCATCAGCTGGAGTACAGACTTTTGGTTTAGGTGTATCGGGTGGTAAACATTTTAGAGATAAGAATTGTGAAAGAATTAAATTAGCAAGAGAATTATCTAATCAAGGTATGAAAGTTGCAGCAGTATCTATGTTATGCCAAGATGAAAGAGTTTTTCAGGCTATGCATCATGCAGGTACACCTTGTCCTTTTGAAGGCAAGATAGGTAAAGAAGCTACAAATGCATGGCAAAAATATGACAAACTAAGACCTGACTATGATTTATATGTTAAAGAACTAAAAATTATAGAGGAGGCAAATGAAAAAGCTAATAGTATCATTATTGATCCTGTTATCGACAACACTAAATAGTGCTGAAACGACTACTCAAAATCTCCTGGATACGAACTTTGATAACGGAGGTTGGTCGGGAACTGCCGATGGTAGGCATGGTAGTAGCGTTATCGCTGCTGAGCATGATGTTTATATCGAGTCTAGTTCTATTAGTCTTAGAACTGATGCGTCTTTAACTGAAGAACAAATTCAATACGGTTTTACAACAAATCACAGTTTTGAGTATTGGCATTGGAATACTTATGGATCCACTGTACAATCAACACAAACGATAATAGGAGCAGATGGTGAAACAATCACACAAATTAGAACTTATAATAGCACTTCTTGTGGCTCTCTTAATTGTGGGTCTTATAGCCCTGGGTCTGACAGTGTGGTGGTACAATCAAATTTACAAACCGATTATGATGTTTCAGTTCGGTATGACTTCACAGATACTAGCTTTTCTACAACTTCTCACTATGGGGTCGACTTACGAAATCCCTCCCTCACTGTAACATATGAATCTGATCCAATTGTTTTAGATAATACAACAACTGCATTTTTAAATTCTACCTTTGATGACATCACTGAAGATCTAAAGTTTGAAGATTTAAAATTTGAAGATAATTTTACTTTTGACGAACCTATGTTTGAAACATTTGATGAGCCTAAAATGGAAGAACCTAAATTAGAATCTTTTCAAACATTTGATGAGCCTAAAATGGAAGAATTTAAAGATGAGCCTACAATGGAAGAATTTGCAGATGATCCAATGATGGAAGAATTTATTGAGGATATGCCAATGGAAATGGTAGAGGAGAAAGAAGAAAAACCTGTAGTAGAAGAATCAATAGAAGTTGTAGAAGATGAAAAACAAGAAGAAGGACCAGAAGAACTTAAAGAAGAATCCAGTAGCGAAGAGCCTACACAAACTGCAGAATCTGAAACAACAGGTGATACCAAACAAGAAAAAGAAATACGACAGGCTAAAGTCCATTCAGCTCTTGTTAAAACTTTAGATAAAATTGATGAGAATATTAAAGATATAGACAAAAATTTACAAGCTAAAAATTTTGTAAAAATAAATGCAATGGTAGATAACTCTATATTATTAAATTATAATATACCATTCTATAAAGATAAAAAAATTTACGAAGAACAACTAAATATATTTGATGATAGATTATTATATACTAAGACTTTGGGTGAATATCAACAAAGCGATCCAATATTTATCCAACAAAATATCATTAATGATATCAAAACTAAAAAAGAAAAACTACTAAGAGAAATAGAGGTATTAAACAATGGGTAAAATAAAAGAACAGCTAGCAGGTATTGCAGCACTTATAGGTGTACTAGGTGCTATCGGTGCAGGTTTTGTTAAATATGGTGAGATACAAGAAAAAGTAAATAATATTGCAGAACCTTTTAATCCAGACCCAATTATGCAAGTAATGGGTACTAATCAAAAAGATATTGCAGTATTAAAAAAAAGTATTGAAGTATTAGAATTAGAAATACAAGAATTAAAAGCAAGTAACAAAAACCCACTAGCAAACTAATGGATAGATTAGCAAAATAATGGAACCTATTTGTTATATATTTCTTATGCTTTGGTTAATCGGGATAAGTAACTAATGGAAGTTACTATACCTTGGAATACTATTATAGCTGGATTGTTCATTGTTTGGATGATCCTATACACTTTGAGACCATAAAATTATGTATTTAAACGCAAACATACCCCCAATAGAATGTTATGTAAGAGGTAATTATCTGAGAGATCAAAAAGATTCTCATGATAAATACTTTGAATGTGTGGTATTTGGTTTTACATCAATACCAAAACAAGTACCTTTGTTTCATTATATGATGACAGATGGTGGTATATGGTGGAGAGCACCTGTATCTGCATTTTGTAAAAAACCAGGTGTAAAAGAGTTACCTTTAAATGAATTAATGTTATGGGATTCTTTTAGTTATAATGTAAGTGTAACTAAATTTTATCAAATGGATGGATGTAAAATGATATATACATCTAGAAGAAAGAAACAAAGAGAAGGTACATATTTATTTACTATTGATTGGTGTGCTGGAGACTATAATGAATTAGATTTTGGTTATGCAGAAAAACCTGATCAACATAAGTGTGGACATGTAATAGAATTAGACGATGGTAACTACGCAATACAACCCAACAATAGATTAAGAATCTTTGATCCATCAATGGCAGCAGACCCATCAAAACCTTTAATACATAGACTAGTTAATACTAGAATATGGTCTGTAGAAGACACATCAAAATGGATAACTGATGAGAATCAAGAAGGAAGTTATGATTATGAATATAAGGAGATAAAAGATGGCGAAGAAAAAGTCAACAGTAAATAAAGCAGGTAACTATACTAAGCCAGGCATGAGAAAAAGAATGTTTAATGCTATAATGGCTGGGTCAAAAGGCGGAAAGCCTGGACAATGGAGTGCGAGAAAGGCTCAACTTTTAGCAGCTAGATATAAAAAAGCTGGCGGAGGTTACAAGTAATGGTAAGAAAATTAAATAAGGTAGCTAAGGCTTTAGGTAAAGCATCTAAGTTACATAAAAAACAATCTAACATTATTAAAAAACATATTAAAGAAATGAAATCTTATGGCAAAAAAAAGAGATCCTAAAGTAGGAACTGGTAAAAAGCCAAAAGGTTCAGGTAGGAGATTGTATACAGATGAGAATCCTAAAGATACTGTCGGTATTAAGTTCGCAACTCCTACAGATGCCCGTAAAACTGTGGCAAAAGTTAAACGAGTCAACAAACCCTTTGCAAGAAAAATCCAAATTCTTACAGTTGGCGAGCAAAGAGCCAAAGTTATGGGTAAGACGCAGGTGGCAAGCATATTTAAGAAAGGTAAAGAAGCGATAAGAAAAGGGAGAAAAAAATAATGGCACTCGCAAAGAGTCAAAGAAGTTTAAAAGCATGGGGGAAACAGAAATGGAGAACGAAATCAGGCAAGAAGTCTTCGGAAACTGGAGAACGGTATTTACCAGAGAAGGCTATAAAGAGTCTGTCATCTGCAGAGTATGCGGCAACGACAAGAGCAAAACGAAGAGGAACAAAAAAGGGCAAACAGTTTGTGAAGCAACCGAAAGGGATTGCAAAGAAAACAGCAAAATATAGGAGGTACAGCTAATGCCAGGACACTACGGTAAAATGATGAAAAAGAAAGGTGGCAAAAAAGCCACTGGAAAAAGAAAAAAACTAGACATGGACAAAGATGGTAAACTAACTAAAAAAGACTTTGCTATGTTAAGAAATAAAAAGAAAAAGAAAGCATAATGAGAAAAGGACTATACGCTAACATCCATGCTAAAAGAAAGCGTGGTGGTAAAATGAAAAAGAAAGGTGCTAAAGGTGCACCTACAGCTGCTAATTTTAGGAGAGCTGCAATAACAGCTAAGAAAAAATAATGGTAGCTAAAAAATATCAAAACCCCTCAGGTGGATTAAATGAAGCAGGTCGTAAATATTTTAAAAGAACGACTGGTGCTAATTTAAAAGCACCTAGTAAAAAAGTAGGAAACAAAAGAAGAGCTAGTTTCTGTGCCCGTATGAAGGGAATGAAAAAAAAATTAACATCTAAAAAAACAGCTAATGATCCAAATTCTAGAATTAATAAAGCTCTTCGGGCTTGGAATTGCTAGTGCAATTTTATTTATAACTATAGCTATGTCAGATATAACAAAAACAAAAGACTTTTTAAAGGTAGTTGATGAGGTAAAATCAGAATATCCTGAAGGTTCTATTGAGAGAAAAATACCATCATCGTTTATAGCTACAGTTGCAGCTGTAGAGACAGGTAACTTTAATTTTAAAGGTGCAGATACTGCAAAGAATGCTAATAATTTTTTTGGAATACACGCAACTGGTGATCAAGATTTTTTACCAACATCAGGTGGTGCTAAACTTAGATCATTTGAAGATAATAAAGGTAGCATTAGAGCTTTTATAAATTTAGTTAAAGGTGATGAAAGATATAAAGATGCTATAAATGCAATAGATAAAGGACCTAATGAAATGTTTAAAGGAATGTCTGTATATGCAGAGAATCCTAATTATGTAAACATATTAAGTAGTGTATACAAAGATAGAATAGAGCCAATATTTCAAACAGAAAATTTTTTACTACCAAAAAGAAAACCAATAACAGAACAAATGGATAGCTTGCAATAAAAAAGGGAAGCCTAAATTAATAGACTCCCCTAGCAGGCAACACGAAGACCGCTTGACTTTTTAGTCAGGTGGTCTTTTTTTTTGGACAGAACGATAAAGGTCTCTATCACCCCATCGTTTCTGCCAAAACCAGTTACTTAATGAACTAGCCCAACCCTCAAGTTTATTCATAATAGGATTGTGCCAAAAGTAATATCTAAACTTTTTGTATAAGTTGTTTGATGTCATCTTGTAATTTCCTTCCTACAGCATTTGCATGATTGATTACAGCAGCACATAAGTTACCATGATAGGGATAGCCTTTAAGTGCTTCTCTAATTTTAGCAACAGGTTTACCACCATAATCAATAACAATTGCATTATCTTTATTAAGACCTATTTTTAATTCAAATAGTATACCAGTATATTTATCTAAATTATTTTTTTCGGTCATCTGTATTGCCTCCGCTATATGGTGTTAATACAGACAAAGCATTCATAAGTTTAACAACTTCACCGTAAGGTCTAGTCATCAAGTATCTCATAATATCCATAAGTTGTTCAGAACTTATTAAGTAAGTTCTAGGGGTAGTTTGTTGTTTTTTTTGCTCTTCTTTCTTTTCCATCTATCCTCCTGTTAAAATGGTACAGAATCATATTCAAAATGTTTTTCTAGCATTTTAATATTTTCTTCTGCGTTTGCTATTTTAGTTATTAATTTATCTAGTTCTTCTATATGTTGTGGATGCTCACCTATACCTGCAGAATTTTCTAAGTATATTAAAGCAGTTGCTCTAGCACTAGCAATATCAGCTTCATACTTTCTAGCTAATGCTTTTATCAATTGTGTTCTAATCATTCAGACCCCCTAAATGCATAATACTTATCTTCAATTAAATCTTCATCTAATAAGTATGGATTATCTCTACCCTTTTTATTAAACTCTAATCTCAAGTCTCTTATAGTTTGATTTAATGTTCTGCCTGTTCTTAAACAGGCACAGACCATATCATCTACTTCTATTAACGCTTGCTTTATTGCCCCCATCGTTTGCCTCCTGTAGTTTTTTATTTAATTTATTTATCTCATTTTGTGTATGTATCATAACTTCTTGTAATGCTATAATCTTACCATACAAAGACATCTTCTCACCATGTGTCATTCAACCTCCTTTATTAATCTATTTAAATACCATTGTGCTTTTTCTAAGTCTTGTAAAGGTTCACCCTTAAATTTATATCTAGCAACATATTTCAAAACGTTACCCTTCAAGTACCCGTGGTATTCATCATCTGTCATACAATCTCGTATAACATCTATAGTTTCTTTTTTACCATACTTGTAATGTGCAGGTGAATTAACTTTATCGTCTACCATATTCTCTCCTTATTGCATTATAATCAATTGTTTCAATATTGTAAGAACCATTAGTAACTTCTCTCTTAACTACAATACCACTCCACCACATATGCTGAGTATCTCTAGCAAAATGTTCTTTATGATTTAAATAACATCCAGCAGACAACGCATGTAACTTTCTACCATTAGGTAATGTGGATGTAGCATAATCTAACAAATGACTATGGCCTACTGTAGCAGATACTTTGTGTTTTGTCAAGAGAGTTCTAGCTATATTCTCTCCTGATATTGCACTACCTAATATACCTGATGGAAAATGATGAGCATAGTATACGCCATTTAAAACTTTGTTTTGTTTATAAGGTATCTCTTGCCAACCATACTCTTTAAATTTAAGATCACTAATTTTAAGAGTGCCATCTAATTCAGGATTTTCTTCTACGAATCTATCTATTCTATCTTCGTGATTACCATGTAGCATAATCTTTCTACCTTTAAATTTACCTAAACCTTTATTAAATAAAGATAATGCTTCATGTGAATGCTCCATATCTTTTTGATATCTTCTACCTTCAAATGATTTTTTCTTTTTATCATACGAAGATAAAGAATCCATACTACAGAAATCACCCATACAGATAATATGTGTAGCTCTTACATCTGCGGCTAGCCTACCTGCCCACAGAAATCTTTCATTGCTTGCTTTAGGTGTGCAATGAGGGTCACCTATTACAACATGTGTTGCCATTAATTTAACTCCTTATCACGTTTCTGTTTTAAAAATTCAAGAAAGTCAATAACATTATCTTCATCATCAAACTCTGCTATAGAGTTAATAGTTAGATCATCTTTATTTTGTTTCTTGTCATCAGCAAATCCACGAAGACCCCATAGAAACGTAGAATGGGGATCAGTAGTTGCCATCTTTATCATGCCTCTTGCTATTGTAGAACATAATTCATATTCTTCTGTGGTAAGTTTAGTACTAGAGTCCATAACAATTCCACAGGTAAAACCTTTTTCCCAAGGTGTTACTAAAACTTTTATAGCATTTTTAAATGCTGACTTATCAAATTTTTTTGTCATAACTTTTTAAAATATTTGTAATCAAACGGAACAACTTTCCACTCAATAGACTTTTTAAATTTATTTCTTTTTGCATAATCAGTTGCTTCTTTTTCTGAGTCCCATATCTCATTGGTGAATATTTTCCATTTATCATTATCTTTTATTATTAAACAATACATAGTCGGTAAAGGTGGATACTAGACCCCTCAAAACTAATACCCACCCAGTTACGCAGACTCTTCCTCCTGTTTAGGATTATTAACCTCCGTATACCAAACCCATTTAGGGTTCTTACCTTTAGATTGCTGTTGTGGTAACAACTGCAATTTACTTCCCCAACAAGGAAGTTTGTATGGGCAAAATGAACAAGCTAAGCCCAAAACTTTATTACCTGTAGGTTTACCTCTGAATGTTTCTTCAATAGCATCATACTGTCTTTTAAAAGGCACACCGTCTTTAATTGCTTTTACATTATCTTTAGCTTTTTTTATTGCATTACTCTTATGTGGCTCTACGAGTTTGGGAGTTTCACACACTGTCCACTCACCTGTAGATTTATTAATTACTATCCAACCACCGAAGTCTTTGCTTTGACTTTCCGCATATAAAAATCCTTGTGACGCATAACCAAAGGTATCATCCTTAACAACCTCATTAAATCCACCGTCTTCTCCAAACTTCTTTTCAAAGGAATATGGCGATGCACTTTTAATATCCCATATCTTGTTCTCAATTTCAACATCTTGCTTGCCTTCAATTTTATTTCCTTCAAATTCATACGTAACTTTTTTCTGTTCATTCTTTACATTTACTCCTGCTGATTTCATAATAAATAAAGCTAGTGCCTCAATGAGGTCACCAAATGTATTTCTTATTTTTACATTATAAGGTTGTCCTTCACCCTTTACACCTTTAGCTTCCATCTGTAATTGGCAAAGAGGTCTACCTGCATTAGACATTCTAATTTCAAACTTAGAAGATCTATCTTCAGTAAACTGTTTTAGTAAGGCGTTTTTACACGCCTCACCAAACTCCTCTACAAGTTTTTTGTCTGCTTGCACAGGACTCTTAGACACCTTGTCTAGATACTTTTGTACTTTAATAAGTATATCACTCATTAACTAGCCAGTACCTGCTCAGGTACTTTGTCATCAAGTTCTTCAACAACTTTAGCATCTACAGAATCTGATCCAGTAGGACTATTAGATTTAGATTTATTATATAAACCAATAACCTCTTCATTTTCTGTATCTATAGACTCTTGGAATACTTTTAAAGTTTCCATATCAGCATCTGACAACTGTAAATTAGCATCAGCATTTACAATTATTTCAGGTACATAGAATACATTGCCACCTTTTTTCTGACGTTTAGTTTCAAGTGATAGAGTAGAATTAAACATAAGTTTTTTTCTTTTCTTCAATTGATCTAACGCAGCACTTACTGGTGAGAATGCTGTACCTGTTACTCTATATAGAACAGGTAAGTTTTCTACTGAATGATCTTTACCCTGTGCAGTTTTACCATCTTTAAAAGATAATAAACCATAGATAAGTTTATAACATCTAATAGTTCTTTGCTGTTCTAATTGTTCAGGTGTAAGATTTGCTCTTTCTTTGTAAGCTATCTTGCCACATTTAGTTCCACCTAAAATATCTATAGCCTCTTCTTTCCAGCTTTTAAATATAATAGATCTATTTACATACTCTCCTTTGTCAGCATCGTAGTGCATGTATTGCATTGCACTTATGAATGGTCTTAATGTTATGGGTTTACCATAAATATTTTGACCTATATTTGAATCATAAGTGTAGTAATGACCAACTGGTAATTGATTACCATCGTCATCTTCAGGTGTTCGATTGATAGCTAATCTAGGTATGTTAACACCCATGTTAGATCCATCATCTTGACCAATTGCCTGCATGATTTGTTCATCAGACATTCCTTTTATGTTTGTTAGTTGATTATCAGACATTTGTCCTCCATTTTATTAATTTGTATATACCACACTTTTATAAAAAAGTCAAGCATTATTTTCCTTCAAAACAGGCTAATAGCATAATAATATAAACAAATAGCCAAAAATAATTTACTAAAGCATCTAGCATATTCTTGTATCTCCTTTTATTACTTTTACTTCTAAACCATCTGAGTGTGCAAAGTATTTAAATGTACTAAGAAACTCGTGGTTCTCATCTATATACATAGTAGAGGGTTCTACCATACATCTATCTTTTAACTCTGTATATTCTAGATAAGCACCATAATCTGAATCATCGTACTCATCTAGAGTCTCAAGAGCTTCTATTGTTTTTCTCATATTGCCTCCTTCATATCAAGCCAATTGTAACCGATCTTAAGTTCTGTGTCAAGGGGAACATTAAAATCAATATTGTAATACGATTTAAGTGCAGGTATTACGTCTGCAGTTCCTTGTTTAAAAATATCAGCCATTACTCTTTCTTCACCTGGATATACATCTGCGATAATAGAATCGTGTACTGTATTTATTAACAAACTTTTTACTTTTTTTTCTTTCATAAGATTATAAATATTTATACAAGCTAATGGCACAATATCTGCTGTAGCAAATCCTTGTACAGGATAATTTTTTATTTGTGTACCATATGTAGATCCACCCCAAGGGGTACGTTCAGCGTATGGAAAAGAATATTCTCTACCAGTTGGTAGTTTAACTCTTTTGAATCTAATAGCTTCGCTTTGTAATTTTTCATGCCAAGTTTTTATATCTTTATACTTCTCTAAAAATTTAGTATAATATCTTTTCTCATCTTCTGTCCCTGTTGTACCCCCATATAAAGGTTTAAATGTATGTGCTTTTGCATCTTGTCTTGATACTCCAATAATATCTGCAGTGTATTGGTGCACATCTATTTTATTTTTTATATCTTCCATACCCTGCTTATCTTGTGATAAAAATACAGCAGTTCTAAATTCTAATTGTGCAAAGTCTATCTCTATAATTTTACCATCTTTAAATCTAGATGATACTACTTTACGAATAGGAAATGTTTTACCTCTAGGTTGGTTTTGAAAGTTTGGATCTCTACTAGATAATCTACCAGTAGCTGTAATAGCTTGCATAAATTTAGGATGTAAAAAACCTTTTTCATTTGTAAAGTTTTTTAATCCTGTAACAAATGTATTTAAATATGTATCAACTGCATTATGTCTTACAATAGCATCTATAAAAGTTTTAAACTCACCCTCTGCCTCACCTGCTATTTTAGTTAGTGTAAGTTTATCTGTTCTAAATCCAGCCTCTGCAATATCATATACACTTCTAGGTCTTTGTTGGAATCCTGCAACCTTACCTAAATTAGCATAAGTAAAGCCTTCCCCAAAGCAATGTTCACATTTAGTATAATTTTTATATGGGCTACCATCTTTCTTTATTTTTTTTATTACACCTTTACCTTTGCAATCTATACATTGTTCAGCCACAGTTTTAAATATTTTTTCAGAGTTGTCTGCAACTAGATTTCTAAATTGCAATCTAGAAAAATTAGGTCGTCTTTTATTTTTACCTGTATTTTTATCTATACCTACATTAAATATCTTTGCCCAATGTTTTTTATCTTTTGGCTTTCTACTATAGATCAACCAAGATAATTGTTCAGGACTAGACAAATTAATTTTAGTATCTCCCATTTGTTTATATACAATCTTATCTATCTTTTGTTTTAAGTATGCAAACTCTGCCCTATATTCTTTTTCTACTTTAGCTAGCTCTTCTAAATTTATATTAATACCATTGGCTTCCATATCAGATAGTACAATTAAAAATTCATTCATCATCTTTGCTGTCATTAATAGATGTTTATTCTTTGGCATTCTAAAGTCTGCCATCTGTGAATTAAATAAATCTCTAGTTATTTGTACATCCATTCTACCATATTCTTCTACAACATTAGCTGGTATATTTTGAAAAGGTATACCTCTATCTGTAAATTCTTTTATACGATTATCTTTAGAGCCAATCCGTCTTCTTCTACAAGACATTTCTAATGTTAAACTTTTTCTTATACCTCTATTTAATATATACTCCCCCAACATAGTATCATATACTTTACCTGTATATTTAAATCCAGCTTCAATCAACCACATTAAATCAAACTTTATATTATGTCCTACTAATAATGTAGTCTTATCTAGTGTAGATTGTATGTTGTGATAGCAACCATCATCTATTCTTTCAGAGTGATTAGTAAAATAATACTTATCATTTATACCCACACTAACTAATATATTATCAGGATGATAGGGTGATGGGTCATAGCCACCTGTATCTGTAACTTGCCAAGATGTTTCTACATCAACTACTGTAATCATACTTCGTACCTACTTATACTTCTTCTAATTGTACAAGATGGTTCTCCGTGATAACCATTTATTTTATTTTTACTTATACATAATGTTCTTATTTTATTTTCTGCATCAGAGTTAGAGTTTCTACCTATACCTATAATGATGTCTGCTTCTGCAGCTTTACCTGTCTTAGAGTTTTCCATCATATCAAATGATATACTATTTCTATTGTGTGCATCTGCTGATGCTTGTGATATAGCAATCACAGCACAATCTCTTCTCTTTGCTATCTCTCTTACGCTTGTATATATCTGCCTTAACTTTTCATCTGTTCTAGCAAATGTACCTGTCACATTTATTTTATCTAACTGATCTATAACTATTATATCAGGTTTATGTTTCTCACAATGTGCATCTATGTCTTCCATTGACCAATCAACTGTATCAAACATAGCTATATTATCTTTTATTTCACTCCAAGCATTTTGTGCTATTTCTTTGTCTTGTATTATTTCTTCTCTAGTCATACCAGTATAACAAGATATGGCTCTCATCTGTGTTCTGATTGCAGGTTCTTCATTTATAAATGCGTGAACCTTTGCACCTTGCTCAGCAAATCCTTCAGGTCCTGCACAAAGACTAACCCAAAATGCTGTCTTACCTGTTTCAGGTCTAGCAAATGCAATCATAAGATTACCACCACCAATACCACCTACATTTTCTTTTAACACAGGTATATTAAACTTCCATTTAGTAGTTACATTTAATAATCCTAATACTTCTTTTACATCACTTGTAACTGCAGGTGTCTTTTCTTCGTCACCTTGTTTATGATTTTCTATCATACCAGCTATATCAGTAAAGTTTGCATCTTTACCATTAAATATTTCTGTAGCTTCAACAGCTATTCGTTGTGCTAAATCTCTGTCAGATAAAATACGCATTATATCTTTTGCTATTTCTTTACTAGGTTCTTGTATTTCTTTTATATCCTCTACTAACTCACTAAACTTTTCTTTCGCAGCACGAGTTAATGCAGGATTAAATATAGCAGTATGTAAAGAATATAATTCATCAACACTTATATCATCTGAATATTTTGCATGTGCTTTTTGTATTGTATCAAACAAAGAACTTATATCTCCTGTAAATATAGTAGGTGATATAGTGCCTTTGTATTTTGTATAGAATGCTTTACCAAGCATTAGTCTAAGCATTTGTTTTTCTATCATAAAACATCTCCCTTATTTGTTCTGTATTAAAGTATTTAAGGTCATCTTCTAACGGTTTAACCACGACATTGTCAAACCCTGACGACCTTAAATCTTTTGCTATATCATATGCTTTTGTTGTAGCATCTCTGTCTAAACAGATGTATAGTTTTTTATACGGTTTTAAATGACTCTTATGTAAATCTTTTAATTTTGTACCCATAATTGCAATACCAGTAAGTATGTTAGATACAGCACAAGCTGATGGACAATCTTCTACTATAACTGCATCATCACACTCACCACATTTAAATGGTACATCTTTATTACCATACATAAACCATTTAGGATAAACATTTTTATTTAATCCTCTACCTACTGCACCAACAAATTTATGTGAGTATCGATTTTTTATTAAGAATACAACTCTATCTTGTTGCACATCATATTTTATATCTGCTCTACCCCAAGACCACGCTTCCCAACAATTATTATTTGATAACCAACGCATTGCTTTTTCATTAGAATATATACCTGTAAAGCTGTCAGGTATTTTAAACTCTTCGTTTTCTATATATAGTTCTTGATTACCTTTAAGAACTTTCTCTACATATTGCATATTTTTTTCTCCTTCTTTTTTTCCTCTAGCTTTACAAGTTGAATGAAAGCAATACCAGTTTATATTATTATCCATAGTGTCTACTGATAATGTATTTAAATTTTTACAGAAAGGACAATCCATTCTCATCTGTGTATCAGGTGGAATAAATAGTCCTTGTATAATATTTAGTTGCTGTTTATAATTCAATTACTAACTTCCTCGTATGTAACCCTAGTTTTAGTTTTATCATAAAAGGTATCTCGAGTGAGAATAAGTTTTTTGGTAAGTATTAGATGTGTTGCCTCATCATCTATTCTATCTGCGTCTACGACTCCTGTGAGTGGTAATGTGTATTGCCCTGTATATCCTAATCCGTATACTTTTATGAGGTAGTTCTTTGTTTCCATTGTTTTCTCCTTATCACATTTTTATTTATTTGTCAACTGATTTTGTAAAATATTTTTTATTATTGTAACTTTGGGATCTATATCTGTAGTCTTACAAGATGTAAGTAGTAATAATATAATTATATATTTCATATATTTAAAAGTTTGTTGCGTAGTTTTATAGCTAAATCCCATTTACCTTTTTCTCTACATCTTAATATCAAACACTTAAGTCTAAATATTAATTTAGTTTTTGCATTTCTTTGTTTCATTTTTTTCCTTTCTTTCTATGCCTACCCATATACCAATCTCCTGGCTCATAGTTCCATTTCTTTCCGTGATGACCCCTTATATCAGCATACCACATACGAAGCCTTACTATTATTTTTTTAATTATCATTTTTTTGTTCTTCTATTTCTGTTAAGTATTCATCTATTCCTGAAGTAATATCATCAGGAATATCAATAAGTTTTTCTACCTTACCATTAGACCACTCAACATCTATTGACCAACCTATTATTTTTAGGTCACCCTTTTTATCTACACTCATTAATGTTCCTTATAACTTACTTGTTTAACTGAACGACTCCAACAAGTACGGCAAGATTTACACTCACCATCTTGTTTATATGCAGGACATTCCTGTCCAACTGCAGGTTTATCTTTGTGTACACCTGATGTCCACTTCCAAAACTTTGGTGGTGGACTATCTACTTTAATTGCAGATACACGCAAACATAAATTTTTTGGCACATCTTTTTCTTTAATATCTTTTATAAATTGATATTCTCTTGTGGCTAACCAGTATTTTATGTGAGGTGTCAGCTCACATACCTCAAATATTTTCATAAGATGTGAGAAAGATTGCAAATCTCCTGAGTCAAACCACCTGTGATAATGCCTTGATTTATCTAGGTTTTTATACTTTTGGGTAATGAGTTCTGCCATATAATCTACCCACTCAGGTTTCTCTATTGCTTTTCTTCTTAACTCGTGGGCATTAGCAACAACAGGAAATAAATAATGTCCATTAAGTGCATAACATTTATTACAGATAGTTCCTTTTATCTTTGCTAACTTACTACCTGTCTTGCATTTCTTTGCTGATATACCCCACGCATACGCAGGCATTTTACTAGGGTTAGATAGTGTACCTATCTTTTTCTCCAACTCTTTTCGTTTCATATATCCTCCTCAAAATCTTTTATATCCCAACCATCACACAAAAAAGAATGGTCAACATCAGGTGTTGTTCTCCACTTAGTTTCTTTTCCGTCTTTATCTGTTGTAATAAAAGTTAGTTTATCAACTATTAGATTTGATAGTTCTTCTTCTGTCATTTTTCTTTTCATACTTACTTATACCATAAATTAATAGATGTGTCAATTTGCATACTAGACTTTTTTCAAAAAGTATGCTATGATATCCTGCGTTTCGGGGCAGGGTTAATATACTACTTGGGTTCTATCCCTTTAGTTGTAGTTGAAATAAAATTATTATGTTTGTTTGTATACTCAATGGCATACTCTTTTTTATGGTCTAACTTTCTTCTTAATTTTTTTAAAGACATAGCTTCCATATCTTCTGACATTTCTTTTCCTAATTCTCTTACTTTGTATTTATATCTCATAGTTGTGTACCTTGTTTAGTTGCCTTTCTTTTTTTTGTTTTTCTTTTTTAATATTGTATTGTACCACAAAATAAACTATAAGTCCACCCACCAATATGGCACATAGACCTATAAATAATTGTAGTATTCCTAATTGTATTGTTGTCATAAAAAAAGGCTAGGCGATTTCTCGCCTAACCCTTATGTAATTTAAGCTACTTGTTGGGATTGAAGATGTTTCTGCAAAGCAATTTTTGCATTAGCAATCTTTTCTTCCTTGCTAGGTTTCCTTTCGTAACCTAATATAGAATCTGTCATAGACTTAACACTAGCAGGATTAACTGTTAATGCAGTACCAAAGATTTTATTAATGGAAACATTTGGTTCCCACTCATATTCTTTAGCTAACATATCTACTTCAGATTTATTTTTCATAGCTTTAATTTGCTCACCTACTAAATCAGTTGCCCGTAATATAGAACTAATCCAGTCTTGATGAGTCTTTACTACATTAGCTTTTGCTATTAACATCAGCTCAAATGTAGCAAACTCTGATTCTGTGCAAGGTATTGCACGAGATTTACAACCACCACTACCAATAACATCTAATGCATAGTTATCTTTCCATACTTGATAGAAGTTAGTAGATTGTCCGTCATTACCCTTTAACCAACGTTGATTTTCATTTGCATTGGTTGAGTGATGAGGATTACTTCGGTTACCCTTTTGCTCAATCTCTATATCGGGGTTATAGCCATTAGCTTTTAACTCCTCACGATACCAAGCATAACCAAAGTCATTTTCGTGGTCGTATGATGAATTACCAGTATGACTACCATCTAATTCAAAGCTGAAGTGTTTTTGTTTTTGTTCTTCATCTCTGTATTCATTAAGTACATTTACTGGTTTTCCCTTTTTATCTACAACTGCAAAATAAAAACAACTGTCTTTTGCTGTGGCATCAACAGTATTATATTTCTTCTGCATTTTTTGTAGTATAGAAACATCTTCGGGCTTATAGACTCTATGTACAACTTTGGTTGCTAACTTAAATGCGTCATCAATCCTAGTCTTACACAAAGTTTTAGCTGATAAAAATGCTTCATACTTTGGGTTATCTTTTTTAGATTCTAAAAATCTTCGGAAGTCTTTTATATAAGCTGTCCGATAATCTTTATTCAATCTAATATCTTTTTTCTTCTCCATTGAGTACTCCTTTCATTGTTGAAGATACTACCAACTTGTTGTCAGTAGTATCTATATATTACTATATTATTGTTGAGATGTCAAGCCAAGTTGTTCTGCTAGAACTTTGGCTTGTGCTGATGTTTTTGTAGCGTTCCAACCATTATATCCTTGTGGGTTAGGCTCTCCATTTATTGCTTGTGCTTTAGTAATAGGGTGTCTAATATTATATAATTTATTAACTAAAAAATAAAGCCAATTACTATCCCCATAACCATTAGAATACTGATATTCAGAATCAATAAGCCAAGCATTTTCCATATTAACTTTTACTGGTTCAGTTATTCTAACACCTATTGCGTCAATGGCTCTATCTAAATATATATTAGACCAAGCATCATAACAACCAAGTGTGCAAAAATTACCATTACCATATCCATTAGCAGGATTAGATTGATAATACTTACTACCCTTGCTACCCCTAATTTGATTTGAGTTTTTCTTTTCGGGGCATTTGGGATTTTGACACCATTTAGTTTCTCTCGCCATTGTAATATCCTTTCTCTTTTAAGTATTTATAAGCTGACTTTCTTGTTCGTGGTAAGTCAGGAAAGTATTCACGCAATACTTGTATGATATTAACGCGACTTACACGCAAACCAAACTTGCTGATTGCCTCGCTTTGTAAGGCAACAAGTGCCATACGCATACGAAACTCACTTCTTTGTTGGTCATTTTCAAATGTAATCATTGTCATTGCATTGTACTCCCATCTAGGTTGCCACGAAGTAAATTCTTTAACTGACTATACTTCGTAGGGTTTAAAACATATAACCTAATATGCTCATCAGCCAATCTAAATTGACTGACACCCCATATTTTTTTACCTACACTTATCCATAACAATCTTCGGTATGAGATATTTCTAGGTGCTTTCTTTTCTAGGTCGTGTGCTAAAAGATAATCTTCTCTTTTAGTAGTTCTAGCTTTACCTTTACGCTGATACATTGTGCCGTCAGTTTGTTTCCAAGTCTTACGATATTTGAAATCAAACTTACCAGTTCTATAACTTCCATCAACTTTAATAAACCCTGCTCTAAATCTTTTTGATTTAGTTTTACTTACAAGATTTTCTATAAAGCTAGAGAAGTCACCAATGTGTACAGGTTCATATTGTATTATTGACATATTGTTCTCCTTATTAAATTAAAAAGGCGTTGCCAAGTCTCCCTGACAACGCCTAATTATATTACTATATTATTTTTATTGAGTCAAGTTGTTCAATACTTTTCCAACTGGTGTCTTACCAATTCTAGCTTGAACATCTTCAATACCCTCATTAACATAAGATTTAATAACTCTTATCTCATCTGTTTCTCTAACAGAATTAAGATAATCTTTTATCTTTTGTAATGTGTATAGTTCGCCTTGCATACTTCCACTTGAATAGGTATCTTGAATTGACTTTGCCATTTCAAAAAAACTATCTGATGTACTCATTTGCAATTAGCTTTCGTTAAATCACTAGACCAATCGTGGTCTTTATTTACAAACCATATATATGATTTGGTTGTGATTGTTTCTTTACCATTAACTTCTTTTAAACACTTCTTGCCAAGCATAACTTGTTTATTACTGCAAGCTACAAGTGTTAAAAAAGTCAATAAAATCAAGGTTTTTTTCATATTAAACCTCGTCACTTTCGCCCATAGGTTTAGTAGGAATAACCATTTTATGTTTTTCCCACAAGGCAACATCACTATTCCAATATACAAAGCACTCCTTAGCTTTTGCTAATTCATAACCAAGTTCTTGTGTAGGTTTGCCATCATTTTCAATACGAGCAAGGCAGTTGATAAGTCTTTTTCTTAAAGACCTACGCCACTTTAATTCCCAGCTTGTATCTATTGTTGGTGTGTTGTTTGTCATATATATATATACTCCTTTGTTGAGAACTATAATATACAATAAAAAAACCCCTGTGTCAATTAAGGCACAAGGGTTTTACTTTTCCGAGGGAGAAAAAGATTCTGTTAATTTTTATGGTACATAATTTATATCAACTATATCTCTAGCTTGTTTCATTTGTGTTGCCCTAGCATTATCAAAAAAGCTAGTGACTTTTATTATGTGGCATAGTTGTCTTAGTGGTTCTTCTGTTGTTTCTAATCTATCTTTTAATAAATTAATAACAGTCTCTAAGTCAGCTATTTTTAAATGCAAATCACCATTTTGTTTTTGGTGTGCTTTGCTTATATCTTCAAGTTCTTTTACTCGTTCTTGAAGTTTTCTATATGGTGTCGTTGCCATAAACATCTCCTTTGTTAATGCTTATAGTATATAATAAAAAACCCCCTGCGTCAAGCTGACACAAGGGGTTCTACCTATCTGTTTCCATATATTTTTTTATAAAAATGTAGCAATCATTAACATTATAATGGTTGCCCAAAAAAATGTAGCTAGTGTTGTTTGCATAATTATCCTTTCTAATAACATTAGATATTATTAAAAGTTATATGTCAAGTGATTATTATTTAACTACTTCTATTTTTACTTTTACTTTTTTAAACCATTGTTTAAATATTAAACCTAGTTCAAGTAATAGTGTTTGTAATTGTAGATTACTAGCTTTACTTACTTTTATTTTAATTATTTTTGTAGGCATTTTTTTCTATACTTTCATAAATATTTTTATTTATTTCTAGCTTTGATAAACCTTTATCATTAGCTGAATATACAATTATAAAATGATTATCTTCAGCATTATATAACTCACATTTACAATAAAATGGTGTTCTTTTTTTTATTGTAGTTGTATATCCACGCCAATTACTGACAATCATCATTTGCCTTTGCTTTTTTAAAACTTTTATCTAATTGTTTTTGTCTATATAATTCTCTATCTAATTGTGATATTTTTATTTCACAAATTATAAAACCAACAAAGCCAATTAATATTAAAGCCATACCAATATATAAAATTGTATTCATATTTTTTTATTCCTTTTTTATTTTTTATTATTAATAATACAACTAAAAGAGGTATGTGTCAAACGCATAACTAAGAGGGTCAAGCTATGCAAAAATGGAATACAACTAATGAGCTATGCAAAAATGGAATAACAAAGCTCTATTCAACTAATGATTGAAAAAAGGGGGGTGCGACAGAAGTATACAAGTTAAATCATTTAACTAAAAAATAATTTAACAAATGAGTTGCAATAAAAAATTATATGGTTTAAGAATAGTAATGATTAATTTTAAATTTAATGGCAATTCATTAAAGGTTAATCATAGAACAGGAAAAAACAAAATGAGCAAAAAAGTAAAAAATGTAATTGAGGCTAATGAGGAAATAAAAGATCAAAATTTTATGGAGTCATTAAAATCAAATGAGGAATTAAGAAAAGTATTATTTAAAGCAAAAAATATTACTAACAACTTAACCTCAGTCGTAGTACCTCAAATGGCTAAAGCTATTAAAACTTTAATGACAGAAATTAACTCAGGAAAAGTTGAGATAGCTGATTGGAACACAATGAAATTTTTGAGAGGTCATTGTTATAATTTAGCAAGTTATGACAGAAAAAAAGACCTTAACCAAAATTTTGAGGTTTCAATCACAATGGCAGTTAGATTAGCAATAATGATGTACTCAAAGCCACAACAATTTGATATTACTAAAGACAATGAAATTTTAGTAATGGATAAAGTGGCTACACCATTCATTGAACAATCTAAAAAAGGTCAAAAGGGTGGTAAGAAAAAAGTAAAAAACACTTCTGAAGAATTAGTTGAGATTGTGCCTAGTACCATTAATAAAATATGGTCAGCAGAATATCCGACAACTAAAAGACCAAATGCCAAAAATACTGTAAATATTTCTAAAAGTTTAAAAGAGGCTTTAAGCATTTTAGAAAATTTGCAAAATATTTGTGAGAGCAAAAAACCTGAAAAGATATTAGAAAAAATATCAGATGAGGACGCTGGCGTTATTGGATCATTTAGCTTGATTGATTTCAATTTGATTAGAGATACTTTCAGTAAGTATGAAATTAATTTAGCTGATGAGATAACAGAAAAATCAGCTTAACCCTCTAAGCTAGATTTTAATAAACCCCCTGTAGAAATACGGGGGGTTTTTTTTGCGTGTCATAAAAAATAAATTTAGTGGTTCACAGGGGGGTTATTAGTTACAAAAATTTACACCCCCCAATCTCTCCTCAAGTGGTAACCAAAAAAAACTTAAATTAATTTTAGGGTAACCCCTGACAATATTTTTGGGTTGCCTTTGCTATTCTGTAAAATAAAACTAAATTTTGCAGGGGGTATACGCAGGGGACAGGGGGGTATGTATATACCATATATATACCATTACCAGAAAATCTCCAAAGTCCTTGTTAACCAACTCTGGGCCATATTTCAGGGCCTAATATTCCGACAATATCCCTAGGAATACCCTAGGGGGTACTTCTAAAAATAAGAATAGGATAGGTGTAAAGGCCCCCCTGGGGTTCCTATGAACATTATACACCCCTATTTCAATTTTGTCTACTACAATAATGTCGCAGATGTAATTTTTTAAAAATAATACTTGACAAAATTGCATATAAGCACTATAATGTATTTATATGTTTTATTTAAGGGACACACAGACACACATAATTAACACACAAACAGGGTCATCACAAATAAAACATATAAAATGACAGAACTTAACAAAAAACTAGTAAAAGATCTCCCATTTGGTGAGATAATGGAATTAATAAATGCAAAACATGGATTCTTCTATAACAAAAACTCAAAAGAGAAACTTAACAGATATGCAGGAAAAGTTTCTAGACGTATTGTTCGCAGAAGCGAAGGGAAATCCAAGAGAAGCAGCAAGATTGGCAGGATATTCCTCCCATTCTTATCCTAAAGTAATTAGGAATTTGAAAAAAGAGATTACAGAATTAGCGGAGACTCATTTATCTACACACTCTGCACAAGCGGCTAATAGGTTAATCGCCTTACTAGATGAAGACGGCACTACTCCACAGGCAAGTATTCGTCTAGCAGCCGCTAACTCAATACTAGACAGAGTAGGTATTGTTAAAAAGGATCAATTAGATATTAACATGAAAGCTCTACACGGTATATTTATATTACCAGCAAAAGATGGAACCGATAAAAATAAAAAAGAGAGCTAGAACAATACCATTTGGTTTTAAACAATCTAGTGATCCAAATTATTTAGAACCCATCAAAGAAGAATTAGATGCTCTGGGTCAAGCAAGAGAATATTCAAAGACTTGCTCACTAAGAGAGACAGCATCTTGGCTACATAGAAAAACAGGAAGATACATATCACATGTCGGACTTAAAAAAAGACTTGCAAGAAATACAACCTCCGAAACCCAAGAAGATAATTCAAAAGAAAGCCAAGAAGTCAACACAACAGATTCTAGCTCGCAGTCGTAAGAAAGTTGCAAAGGCAGAACAATCTCTAAGATCTGCCAAACAGTCAGCAGAAAATATTAAAAATAAACTGTTAACTATAGATAAGTCTTTAAAAGGAAAAGAGACTCAACTACTTACGGAAGACATAATCGAGAGTGCTCCTAAAAACGTAAAAGAGCACATAAATCAGCAAGAGGTGATCTTTAAACCTAATGAAGGTCCACAGACACAATTCCTTGCAGCTTCTGAAAGAGAAGTTTTTTATGGTGGAGCAAGAGGCGGTGGTAAATCATATGCGATGCTAGTAGATCCGCTTCGATACTGTTCCAAAGCTCAACACCGAGCACTCCTAATTAGAAGGACAATGCCAGAGTTAAGAGACTTAATTCAAAAGTCTCAGCTATTATACTCGAAAGCATTTCCAGGAGCAAAATGGAGAGAGCAAGAAAAAGAGTGGCGATTCCCATCAGGGGCAAAGATAGAGTTTGGTTACGCAGAAAACATGACGGATGTTTTAAGATACCAAGGTCAATCATACACATGGATAGGAATAGACGAACTTCCACAATATCCTTCGCCAGATATATATAACTTTTTAAGATCATCACTTAGAAGTGTAGATCCTGAAATACCAGTATACTTAAGAGCAACGGGTAATCCAGGTAACGTTGGTTCACAATGGGTAAGAGAAATGTTCGTAGAACCAGCAGAACCCAATACGGCTTTTGATGTAGGGATAGATACACCTAACGGTAAAAAATATATTACCCGTAGGTTTATTCCTGCAAAGTTACAAGACAATCCCTATCTAATGCAAACTGATGATTATTACATCATGCTTGCATCATTACCTGAAGTACAACGAAAACAATTTTTAGATGGAGATTGGGATGCATATGAAGACTCAGCGTTTCCAGAATTTAGTAAAACAACTCACGTGGTCGAACCTTTTGAGATACCTCGTAGTTGGTATAAATTTCGTGCTGCTGATTGGGGTTACAGTTCTCCTGCTTGTGTCCTTTGGTTTGCTATTGATTATGATAACAATATCTGGATCTATAGAGAATTGTATACCAAAAAGGTTACAGCAGATTATTTCGCACGACAAGTCCTTAATTTAGAAAAAGGTGAGTATATACACTACGGTGTATTAGATGTTAGTACATGGGCTAAGAGAGGTGATGTTGGTCCTAGTATTGCAGAGACAATGATACAACAAGGTTGTAGATGGAGACCATCAGATAGATCTCCAAAGAGTAGAATTAATGGTAAGTTAGAAGTTCACAAGAGATTACGAGTAGGTGAAGATAAAGTACCAGGTATAAGAATTTTTAAAAATTGTAGAAATTTAATTAGAACTTTAGGAACATTACCCACGGATGATAAGAATCCTGAAGATGTTGATACAAATGCAGAAGATCATGCATACGATGCATTAAGATATGGATGTATGAGTAGACCTACACATCCTAAATATGCAGCAAGGTTTAGATTATCATCAGTTCAAGATAGCTATCATATGGTAGATAATAAATTTGGATACTAATGCCACTAAATAAAAAAGGTAAAAAAATTAAAAAGGCAATGGTAAAACAGTATGGCAAGAAAAAAGGCCAGTCTGTTTTCTATGCTATGGAAAATTCTGGAAAATTAAAAGGTGTCAAAAAAAAGAAAAATACCAGAAATAAATAAAAAAGATTTCCCCTATCCCTTAGTAAGGATTTATTGGGAAGACATTATTGGTGAAACTAATTGGACTGATCTAATTGATATCAAAAAATCTAAAACAGCAATATGCTGTAGTGTTGGATGGCTGATAAATGAAAATTCAACAACAACAGTTGTAATGGCAGATTTTAGTTTTGAAGATAATGGAGATATAAAACAAGGCGGTGGTTATACAACCATACCTACCAAGAATGTTTTAGCAATAAAAAAACTTAAATTATAGGAGACAACATGGAAACTAAATTTGATCCAAAAGCAAAAGTTAAGCAAGGTCAATTAAGTGATGGTCCTGATGGCAAACAGCCAAACAGGGAGCATACTAATATTGACTTTTCTCAACATGCACCTAAAAAGTATCAAGAGTTTGAATATGATCCAGATGTTCCAAGTAAACCTGGAGCAGAGCATGTTCAAGAGTCATTGTTTAAAATGGCTGATGAAAAGGATTACTAATCATGGATGATAATAAGTTAGGAAAACCGAGTGGCTTTATTCCTAAAGTTACTGCTGGTTTAAAAGAAGCCCATAACATGGTTATGGAAAAATATAAAACAAAAGCTAAAAAAGTTATATCTTCAGTAAAAAGTACTTTTAAAAAAGGTAAAGATTACGGAGAGAAAGACTTATTAAATGGAGGAGACAAGTAACATGATGCAAAGATATAAACAGGGGGAACTTGCACCTGATGCACCTAAAAGACCAAATGATCCTATGCAAATAGATCCTAATTCAAAAGTGAATCAAGGAGCTACAAGCGGTGATGGTAATGATGCTAAAGGTAAATCAAAATCAAAAGTAGACCCAGCAATCTTTAGAATGGCTGAAGAAAGAGATTACTAAGCTAAATGGAAGAAGATAAAACTAAAAATGGCGGCTATGAAGCTGAGGGTAATCCTCTTGTCGGTTTTATAAGAAGTAGATTTCAACAAGCTGAAACATCAAAAGTATACGATGAAAAAAGATGGTTAAAGGCTTATAGAAACTATAGAGGGATATACGGACCTGAAATGGCTTTTCGTGAAAACGAAAGGTCTAGAGTTTTTGTTAAAGTAACAAAGACTAAAGTCCTTGCTTCGTTTGGACAAATCATAGAAGTTTTATTTTCACAAGGTAAATTTCCATTAGGTGTAATGCCAACTTCTGTACCAGAAGATATTGCAGAAAGAGCACATCTAAAACAGCAGCAACAACAGCCTCAGCCACAAGAACCTATAAGTCCATATGGTTTTAATGGTGATGGAAGAATGATGCCACCAGGAGCAACTGCTGATGAGTTAATGAAAAATGTTGCACAGGAATACTCTAATTTAGGATTTACTGATGGTCCTGCCCCAGCTGGTGAACCACAAATAGAACCAGCAAGAAAAGCTGCAGAAGCAATGCAAAAATTATTGCATGATCAATTAGAAGAAAGTAGAGCTATCACAATTATGCGTCATGTATTTTTTGAAATGGCATTACTTGGTACAGGAATATTAAAAGGACCTTTTACAGATTTAAAAGAATATAATTCATTTGATAGTGCAGAAGATGATGAAGGTAATGAAATAAATATTAGAGTTAAAAAAGTTAAAACTGTACCATCAATAGAAGCAGTATCGTGTTGGGATTTTTATCCAGATCCAAACGCAACTAATATGAATGATTGTGATTATGTTATTCAAAGACATTCTTACAATAAACAACAGTTTCAAGATTTAATGGATAAACCTATGTTTAATGCTGAAGCAGTGCAAGAGTGTTTAGAGATGGGTCCTAATTATCAAACAAGAGGTTTTGAATCATCTCTTTATGATAGAGAAAATATACAAAGTATTTATAAAAATAGATTTGAAGTTTTAGAATATTGGGGTATAATAGATAAAAAAACTGCAGATGAATGTGGTTTAGAGTACGAAAGCACAGCTGAAGTAATATCTATTAATGCATGGATATGTGGTAATAAAGTTTTAAGAATGGTAGAAAATCCATTTATACCAAATAGAATACCATATTTAGTATGTCCATATGAATTAAACCCTTATCAATTTTTTGGTGTAGGTATTCCTGAGAATATGGAAGACTCACAATTAGTTATGAACGGTCATGCAAGAATGGCTATTGATAACTTAGCACTAGCTGGTAATTTAGTATTTGATGTTGATGAAACAATGCTAGTACCAGGTCAGGATATGAAAGTATTTCCTGGTAAAATATTTAGAAGACAAAGTGGTCAAACAGGACAAGCTATACATGGAGTTAAGTTTCCTAATACAGCTTATGAAAATTTACAAATGTTTGACAAGTTTAGACAGATTGCAGATGAAGCAACTGGTATTCCATCATACTCACATGGAGCAACAGGTGTACAATCTACAACAAGAACTGCATCAGGCATGTCAATGCTTATGGGTGCAGCAGCATTAAGTATTAAAACAGTTATCAAAAATATTGATGACTATTTATTAAAGCCCCTAGGAGAATCATTATTTTATTGGAACATGCAATTTAATGAAGATACTCCACATATCAAAGGTGATCTAGAAATCAAAGCACAAGGAACTTCTTCTCTAATGCAGAAAGAAGTTAGATCTCAAAGATTAATGACATTCATGCAAACTGCATCTAATCCTGCACTTGCACCGTTTGTTAGATGGCATACATGTTTAACTGAAATAGCTAAATCTTTAGATATTGATCCAGATCAATTAATCAATGATCCAGAAAAAGCTGCGATCTATGCACAAATAATGGGGATGGCAAATGGAAATCAAAACAATACAGCCGCTGCTGGAGGACAAAGTGAAATGGGACAGACTGGCCCAGTACCTACAGGAGCTTCGCCAACAGATCCAACAGGAGTTGGAGGTGGCAACATCGGAACAGGTAATGTATCGATGCCAGGGGAAGCTGGCTTTAGTGCGGCAAATACTCAACCTAGAAGAGGCGAACAGACGGAATAAAGAATAATGGTATTACAACTAGTTAGAAATCCAGCAACAGGTGAATACGAATATAAAGATGCAATGGAAACAACTGCACCTAAAATTAATACCACTGATTTTGAAGCGTACGAAAAAAAACAAGAAACGAAATTAGCAGGTGATACTAATATTGGAGAACAAACACAGCAACTTATTAGAGAAACACCTGGAGAGTATACTACAACATTTAATGAGCAAACAGGTCAGTTTGAAACTAAATCACAAGGTAGTGAAATAACTAATATACCTTTTCAAGCACCTACTGGTGTAACACCATCAGGACCTACAGAAACAGCTTTAGATAAAGTTTCAAAAATTACAGCAGCTACACAACCATCAAGTCCAGTAGATTTTCGTGGTGAAATAATGGCAATGCAAGATAAAGCGTTAAAAGCACAAAGAATAAATACATTAATTAAAGGTGGTTTTGATTTAGGTACAGCATATTTAAGATATGGAACTGGTCAGGGAACGGCTATGAATTTTATGCCTACTACACAGTTAACACAAGTAGCAGCTACACCAATTGGTACTAGCACATTAGGTGGGGTTGGTACAGCAGGTGCTATTGGATATGGTGCAGGTAAACTTATAGGTGCAAAAGAAAGTGAAGCAAGAGGTATGGGAGCAGGTGCTGCAATAGGAACAGCAGTTGGTGGACCAATAGGTGGAGTAATTGGTGGAGTAATTGGTGGTGTAGTAGGATGTTTTTTACCTAATACAGAGATCACAATGGCTGATGGATCTAAGAAAAAAATTATAGATATAGAATTAAAAGATAATATTAAAGTTGGTGGAAATGTTTTTGCCACAGCAAAATTTTTAGTAACTAATTTATATGATTATAAAGGAGTTAAAGTTTCAGGTAGTCATATGGTTAATGAAAATAATAAATGGATTAGAGTAGAAGATAGTGACATTGCAAAATCATTAGGTAATGATGAGCATGTTGTATATACGTTAGGCACACAAAATAGAAGAATAGTTATAAATGATATATTATTTACTGACTATTTTGAAATAGATGAAAAAGAAGAATTAGTAAAACAAGGCGATAGTTACTTTGATAATTGGAAGTTACATTCAGATTATTTATCTCAGCAAAATGTATATAAAATAAATGAAAAGCAGACTTTGGAACTTAGATAAAGATTATAATCATTTAGTTAAATGGTGGGCACAATACGATTTTGGTACTGTTCCTAAGCAATGTTTACCTCCTGAAGGTATTATAGTAGAAAATGATAACACACCTATATGTGCTGGAGGTTTATATAGATGTATAAATTCAAACTTTGGTGTAATGGAATGGATTGTTGCTGATAAATTTGCACCATTGAAAGTAACACATAAAGCATTAAATTTATGTATACAAGAACTTTTATTATTAGCTAAAAAATATAAAATAGAATTAGTATATTCAATGACTGCTAATAAATCTTTACATAAAAGATATACAAAATATCATAATATGAAATTAGTTGAAGAACATGTTAAAACTTTTTTAAGTGATTTAAGTGGTAAATATAATAATTTAGAATGGATTACAAGTGAGGAAATATTAAATGGCAATAGATAATATGCAAGGTAAAGTATCTACAACAGGAATGATGAATCAAAAACCATCAGTTCCAAAAGCACCTAACTTAGCTAGTTTAGGTAAAAGAGAAACTGCACCTGCACCAAAACAAACTACGCCACCAGCATCAGCTGGAACAACAAATACTTTAAAAGAACAATTTCCCGAAGCAAGCGAAACAGAATTAATGTTTGCTGAAAGGGCAAAAAGTTTAACCGATGAGGATCAAGCAGCATTACAAGCTGTTTTATCCCCATCTGTTAAAAATGCATTAGGTAAAATTATACCTGAATTTAAACCAGTAATGGATCAATTTGGAAGTAATGAACCTAATGTAGTCTTACCTGTATCTATCGTATCTAATTACGCAAAAAGAAGATATGGTGGAAATGACGATGAAGCACTTGCTGCTTTTATTGAAGATGTATCAGGTCAGATGGAAACACAACAACAAACAAATGTGCCACCTAGTCAACCTACAGAAACTGCAGGTTTAATGACTAGCCCACAAAATATGGAACAAGTTTAGAGCTACCCTTATCCATAAGGCACTCAACCCAAGAGGTAAAAATAATGGAAGAAGAAAAAAAAGTTTCTGAAGAAACTAAAGTTAAAATGCCTAATCCAAATCCTTACAAAAAGGATAGAGGAGAAGATGATGCTGAAGTAGAAGCATTTGCTAAAGGTGAATTAGCTAAGTTTCAAAGGGAACAACAACAAAACAAAGCAGAAGCAGCAACCGAGCAGAAGGACACCGATGCATCTGAAGAGACTGCAGAACCTAAAGATCAAAAGGCTACTCCTATCGCTGAACGCCCTGCAAAAGCTGAAGATCGTGTTTTTAAGAAACGTTATGACGATTTGAAAAAACACTATGATTCTACACTTAATAAACACAAGGAAGAAGTCAGAACCTTGCGTTCTCAATTAGAATCAAGTACTAAACAATTTGTGCCACCTAAGTCAAAAGAAGAATTAGAGGCATGGAGAAAAGAGTACCCTGATGTTTATGATATGGTTGAAACCATAGCTATAAACAAAGCAACTACTCAGACTGCAGAACTTGAGGATAAATATAAAAATCTTCAACTCCAGCAAGAACAAATTGCAAAAGAAAAAGCAGAAGTAGAACTTTTAAAATTGCATCCTGACTTTACTGAAATTAGATCGCAAGATTCATTTCATGAATGGGCTGCAAATCAAGATCCAACTATTCAAGGTTGGTTGTATGAAAATACATCTAATGCTAAGTTAGCTGCTAGGGCTATTGATCTATATAAAATGGACAGTGGTCAAAGTAAACTAACTAAAAAAGAAGAGAAGGATGTTAAAAAAGAAGCTGCTAAAGCAATTTCTAAAACAAGAAAAAGTACTGAGTCCGATATTCCTAAAAAGAAAGTTTGGACAACTAGTGAGATTTCTAAATTGAAACCTCATGAATTTGAGAAACATGAAAAAGACATTGACCTTGCTCGTTTAGAAGGTAGGATTGAACAACGTTAAACAATCTAACTAAACAATAAGGAGAAGCATATGGCTTTTACAAATGCTAGTGGATACAATAACCTTTCTCAAGGTAATTTTACTCCACAAATCTTTAGTCAGAAAGTTCAAAAATTCTTCAGAAGAGCATCAGTGGTAGAGGATATTACTAACACTGATTACGCTGGAGAAATTGAAAACTTTGGTGACACAGTAAAGATAATAAAAGAGCCTACAATCACAGTCAAAGATTATGCTAGAGGTCAAACAGTTGATACACAAATATTAGCTGATGACCAAATAACTATGACAGTTGATCAAGGTTCATACTTTGCTTTTAAAGTAGA